CGCATGGGCGGCTCCAAAGACGGCCGATCCCAAAAGGCGGGGCAGGTTTTGCCAGATAACAGAGACGGCACGCACCGCGCCTTCCATGGTGTTCACGAGGCTATTGGCCAGTCCCGTGGCGCCGTCGATCACCCAGAGAAAGGCCCAAAGTGCTTCAGCTTTCATAGCCTGCCATCCAGCGCGCAGATCAGACCCCCAAGCGGCTGCATGGGCGGAAAGCTTGGTGAAGACCTGCGCGGCCAGATCCTTCAGAAGCCCGAGGGCGGCTCCGAACCCACCCGCGCCTTGCACGAGCCGGCTGAACCAATAGACCAGCTCGCCAACCCCCACGACCAGTGCTCCGATGCCGGTCCGGATGAGGGCACCACGCAAGACGCGCAACGCGCCTGCTGTTTTGATTGTGGCAGCTGCCGCCGTTGCCATGCCCAGTGCGAGCTTGGTGCCGAAGACACTCGCGGCCGTGGCTCCGTAGATCGCAAGCCGATCAAGATTGCTCAGAAGCAGGTCCAGAGCTCGCCCGAACGGAGATGTAACGGAGGCAAGTCGTGTGAGGCTCAAAGCAAGGCTTTCCAGCACCGGGGCCAGGGCAGCGCCGATCCGGTTGCCCAGTCCGGTCATCGCCTGTCCCATCGCCAGAAGGGCTAGGCGGGATCTGTTGAGACCGGCCAGTGTCTTGCGATCTATCACCACCCCCAGATCAGCGGCTTGAGTGGCGAGACGGGACATCTCAGTTCCATTGTCCCTCAGAAGTGGGAGCAACGCGGTGGCATCCGAGGCCATGGCTTCGAGATAGAAGATCATCTCCTGACTGTTCACCCCGGCCTTTTCGAGCGAGGAGACATAAAGCTGCAGCGCCTCCGGTCCGGAAAGCTTGGCAAACTGCTCTGCCGTCACGCCCACCTTCGGGGCGATGTTGTCGAAAAAGTCCGCCATCGAACCGCCACCCGTTTGCAGAAAATCCCCAACCCGATCGTTCACATCCTTGAGTATGTCCGAGAGCTTGCCGGCCTCAATCCCCACCGTTTGCGCCCCTGCCGCCCAGCCCTGAAAGACCTCCGGATCGGCATTGGACAGTTGTGACTGCCTCTGGACCTCGTAGGCCCGTTCCATGGTGGACCGTGTGGCAGCGACAGCGCCCACGGCGGCAGCCGAGGCTGCGCCAACAGCGGCAAGCTTCACGCGCCGCGCGAAGGCCGCCAGCTTGGCATTGGCACGTTCCACTTCCCGCGGGATCTTGCGGAACGCCTGTTGGCCGGTTTCTCCCACGGAACGCAGCTCGGATTTGACCTGTCCCCCTCCCGTGGCCGAGAGGCGCACAGCAACGTTTTTAGTGGCCATGGATAGTCCTTGAATAATGTATCACGATATGATACATATGTGTTCATGATCATCAGTACGCGTGGAAAGCTGGCCGCCGGAGCGGTGCAGGGCCGAAAAGGCAAAGGCTTTCCGGCTGATTTGGTCAAGCGGACGCGCGCAATGCTGTCAGCACTGGATGCAGCCGTGCAGTTGGAAGATTTACGGTTTCCTCCGGGCAATCACCTGGAAGCGCTCACTGGAGACCGCGCAGGACAACATTCGGTGCGCATCAACGGTCAATGGCGCATCTGTTTTATCTGGACCGATCAGGGCCCCGATGCGGTCGAGATCGTGGACTACCATTAGGAGGTGCTCCCATGAGCATGTTGACAGATCCAGTTCATCCCGGCGAAGTCCTGTCGGAGCTTTATCTTGATCCCCTCGAGATGAGTGCCATCGCGCTTGCCAAACGTTTGGGTGTTCCCCGCACGCGAATCGAACGCCTTGTGAAGGGGCAAACCACGATGACGGTCGACAGCGCGATGCGGCTGGCGCGGTTTTTCGGGACCACGCCGGAGTATTGGATGAACATGCAACGCGCTTGGGATCTTGCCCGCGCGCGTGAGGAAATTGACGTTTCAGGCATCGAACCCCTCGTGGCCGCCTGAACCGGTTTCTTCATTCAGTCGCTGCACCATCGCCCGTTCAATCCCGGGTAAAAGCTCGGCAATCGCGAGTGCCGGAATCCCCAATGCTGCGCCCAGCGCCAAAACGGCGCTCATATCGAAGCCCTGTACCTGAGGGGAAAGACCACCGCCGACACGCAACTGCCCGCCTGCGCGCTGCACCAGATCCCAGACCTGCCAACCCACAAGCGTGCGCGGCTGGTTCAGGAGGCGTGGGCAGTCGGGGCAATCACCTTCGCAGGCAGCGCAATAGTCAGCGCCCCCGCCGAATTCCCAACCGGCGAGGGCGTTCAGACGTTTTTTTCCGCATCCACCAGCATGGCACCGGCCACAATCTTTTCCTGGAAAGCTTCAAACATCGGCCAGAGATCGAGAAGCGCGTCGATCCAGTCTTGTGACACAGGCACCGGCTCTCCCGATCCGTCGCCGACACCTTCCCAGTCTTCAATCACCAGACCAGCCAAAACCTTGGCCACTTCGAGGGTCAGGCTATCTTCGTCTGGGATCTCATTGCTCGAACCCAATGCCTGCACCCGTGGATCATGGCGGGCGGCCAACATCAGAGCAGAGGTGAGAGGTTTCACCTTGACGCGCACGCTGGGGGTGAGGTCGATCCAACGCGGATCGCTAGACAGATCAAGTTTGAGCATCAGTAAGCACTCACTTCATTAACGAGGGTCACGGTCACCATCGGGGTGCCATCAGCCTGCTGGGCCGCCTGCCAGTCAAAGCTGACCTGCACGCCTTGCGGCCCCTGGATTTCCCGGCGGGGACGGGGCAGGAAAACCCGGTGGACTGCTACGCTCAGGCTTTCTCCTGTGGGCAGGCTGTAGCCGAACTCCAGAGAGCACTCGGAGTTGTTGATGGCCTGGGTGAGTAGCGTGGTGTCGGCAAAGCGCACATCGACCTTGCCGGTCATCGCCGCGATCGACGGATCGGCGCCTTCCATCTTGCCGTCGGCCCGAATGGTTTCCACCCGATCGAGATTGTTGGCGTAGCTCAATTCGGCACCGACGATATTGCCGATGTCCGTGCCGTTGCGTGTGAGCGATCCGTTAAAATGCCCGAAGCGCTTGAGGGCGACCGGTGCGGGCGTACCAGCACCGGACGAAGTGGCCAGCGTTTCCCCCTGAGCGATGAGATCCACATTGGCTGTGAGCAAGCCAGAGCGTGCCATCTGCCAGCCGATCTTGTCGACCATGCATCCGCCATACATCGCATAGCTCGGCACTTCCGGCAGGCCGGTTTCGATCGAAAGACTAGGCAGGCTCCAGCTGCCGGAGGTAAACACATGGGTATAGGGTCCGGTACCGGTGGTGACAGGCGCACCAAAGGCCCCTTTGAGCCAAAGCCCGAAGGCTTCTGTGTCGATCGGCACCACAACCGAGCCGTCAGCCGTCACGGCATCCAGCATCGGCGCCAGCGGATCGCGACCATAGCCCAGAAGCTCGTTGCTTAAAAGCGGTTGCTCGGCTCACAGAGAGGCTGTGGCAAAGGGCATTTGCGTATAGCCGGTGGCCGGCGAAGTGCCATAGATGGTTTCAAAGGCAAGCGCCAATTGCGCCCGCGCCCCTTGGGCTCGTGCCATGAGAATGTCCTCTCAAAGTTGGAATGATCAGATCAGCGGATCCGATGTGGTGTAATGCAGGGTGAGGGTGAGCACGGCTGCCTTCAAAGACGCGGCGCCCTCGAAGGCCAGATCAACGGGTTTCGGGGCCTCGGCCTCGACCCAGTCACAAAGGCCACCCAGCGTGCGGTTCCCCGCGATCAAGGTACCTATGCCGGAACAAATCGCATCAAAGCGCGCCTCCCGGTCAGCCCCCTGAATGACCACCTCCAGCTCGGCTTGATGCTCATAGTGATAGCTCAAGGGTGAAAGGGTTACCTCCGGCGCACCGGGTTCTCCGTCTCGCAGGATCAGCAGACCCGCTGTAGGAATGCGTTCTGGCAGGACCTCTCCGCGCAGCACGGTGGCTGGCAGGGTCGAGAGCGTGGCGTGTAGCGTGGAGAGGAGGGTTTCTCGGAGGGAGGGCATGGGTGCGTTTGTTTGCTTTCGGTGTATACGCCTGATGAAGGGTTTGAAGCACTGTCGTCAGGTGGTTTCAGCTTCACTCTAGATTTCTTGATAAAATGTATAACCTGTGATACATAATCCTCGT